TATTATTCCTGACTCTACTAAAGACGATATGTCTTACTTAACAACTGTAGGTAAGGTAGTAGCATTAGGAGACTTAGCTTACTTCGATAAAGATAAGTTCCCTACTGGTGCATGGTGTAAGGTAGGCGATCATGTTTCTTATGGAAAACTCATAGGAACTAAGCTCTTTTATAAGGGTGTTCGCTTTATCTTACTATTCGATGATCAGATAACTATGCGATTAGAAGATCCTAAAGATCTTGATCCTACATTTAATTTAGGTCGTGCCTCGAATTAATTTGCGAAATCGTTAATTATGTGGTATAATAGAGTATATAAAATTTTACGTAAATCGTTTGTTTCGTAAACAGCGGAAGGATAAGAAATGGAAGAAGACAATTGGAACACAGTTAGTGTTCAGAA